AAGTAGTTGTACCACATGTTACGGATTAAATCGTTTCCGTCATCGTGAAATGTAAACTGACAAGGGTTGTAGTTAATTTTCTTTTGAATCAATCTCTTACGATTGTACTGATTCATTGTTTCTACATCAATGTCATAGTTGGGTAACTGCACTGTTTTGACTAGGAGACCAATATCCTCTTGGTCAGCTCTATTAAAAACTTCTTTGAGCTTGGGGATCTCTACAGTGTTGAGATTGAAGTAGACGTGAAATAAAAACTTATAGCGGGGAGCCAGCTGATAACCGTTTGCACGGAAAGTCTTGCTGGCGTGTGTGTAGTCCTTTAGATAATCACTTCCAAAGAACCCCTTAAGGAAGTCCGCTCCAAAGGCCATTATTGTTAACCTGTTACTACGTCGCCAAGTGTTCTGCCCACTGTTGCGCCAACGCCAGAACCAATAGGAGTTTGGATAGCATTGTCAAAGCGGATGTTCATGGTGATAGTAACTGCCGCACTTTCTGCGTAGTTTAGGTCGTTGTAGTTCACAGATGTCAAGTAGCAACCATACAGTTCCCAAGTTTCAAGAACCACTGGAGTTGCCACACCGTTGCCACCGTCGAGGATCTCACAACGTGTGGTAAACTTATAGTCGATACCAGAGCTTGCAGAAGCCTGTTCCATAAAGTCTAGTTGCTTCTGTAGCTGTTCGCCAACCAGTTTAGAAACGTTGCCACCTGCATCATCACGCAGGTTAACAGTGATAGCTTCCCAACTGTATTTGCCAGCCAAGTAAATGGTGGAGTTATAGATTGGCACTTGCATTTCTTCAAAGCTCACTGATGGGCGTGTGAAGTCAATGACTTGTTTGGTCAGTTCAGTTCTTGGTGTGCTGACTCCAAGATTCTCAAACACCGCACGGAAGCGATACTTGAGCTTTGGCATGAGCAGGCCTTGTGTTGGGCTTGACTGATCACTTGCCAAAGGCACGGTCATTCTAGTTAATGATGCAATGGACATGTTTGTCTCCTATTATGTAATTATTTATGGCAGATGAGATCAAAAAAAATGGGACCAAAGCCCCATTTTTCTGCACTAGCGATACCGTTAGACGGTACTTGATGTTGCAACTTGACCTGCAGATATCTCACCTGTGTTCTTGATTCTAACAGGAATGTAGATGAATTCAACTGCTTTGACAGGTTCAATAGCAATGTCAACATAGAGTTCATTTCTATCAATACGTGCTGGTGTGTTGTTTGATTCATCACACACAACCAAGTAGTCATAGATACCACGCTTGGCAATCAAATCATTGAGCAAGTTTTCGCATGAGTTGGAAATCTCGTCACGTGTGATTTGATCGTTGGGCTCAAACACAAAGTTCTTACCAATGGTTTCAAGTCTTGCACGGAGGAATGCAACCAAACGTGCAACGTTGATGCGGTCCAATGCGCTTGGTGCGGCAGCTTCGGTTTTGTTACCGTAGTTAAGAATGCCAGAACCGGGCAGGAATGTGATTGGGTTGATCTTGTTTTCATACAACACATCACGGATGCCTAGACGAATAGCTGTGGATACAAATGCACCTGTTTGAGCATTTACATAACCCAGAGAAAACGCATTGTCAACAATACCACGACGTGTACCTGCTGGAGCTAACCATGGATAGCTTACTTCGTCGCTACGTAGAATAGTACGAATCATCATGTGGCTTGGTGGTTGTACCACTACTGCACCAGTTAAATCTGTGGTCTGGCAGCTTGGATAGAATGTGGCCATGTACGCATTTGCTGTTACTAATCCATCTTCGGAATCAACTCCAACTCCTGCGGCATTGGTAGCCCAGGCAGTGATGGCATCGGCATTGTCTGCTAGACGCATTGGTGTATCGCCAATGACAAATGCTGTTTGACTACGCTCGTTGTTGAGAGCCACCATGTTAGGTATCAACTCTGGATAGTTAGGTGTAGCAAGCAAGTTGAACTGACGTTGTTCTTCTCGCAGTTCTTGATTGCTATCAATACTTGACTTCATGGCTGCTACAACCATGGAACGAACTGCTTTGCGTCCCATGTAAGGAGCACCATTGCTCTGCAATCCGCTGGCAGTGACCCAGGCATTGGTCACAGTACCGGTAAACGTTGGATATTCAGTGGCATTGAAATAGTCGACCTGGAAGCTCTTGACGTTGAAGCCTGAGCGACGCAAGTTAAATGCCAACATGCCTTCAGGATACAAAGTGTAGTCAGGAGCATCAGGGTCCAGATAAGAACTAGACAACAAGCTGGTGATGGTTGGAAGTGGCGCTGTGATAGGATCTGTGTCGCCGTTTGTTGCCCAACGGAAATCTGCAAACAGCACACCGTTTGGTGTGGTTTGATCAGTGTTATCAATCAACACCCATTGATCGTTTCCGTCTACATTTTCCCAACGCTTGATGATAGGATACTGTTCAAGGTCGCTGGTGTCAATCCAAAGATCGCCATAGACCAACGCTGTATTATCAGTTTGCAGAGTAGGAGCAGTGGTTGAAATGATTGGCCCTGATGGGTTTGTCAATGTCAGATTAAAACCACGTGCATCGTTGGCCACTGTTTTGTAACCTTTCCAGTTAGAACCATCACTGATCATGATGTCAACCTGATCAGTGGCTGAATAATACCATAGACGTCCATCAGCAGGATCTTGATCAGGTGCTTCGTCGGAAGCAGTGTAAGTCAATGCTACCCAGTTGCTGAGAGTAATACCGTTGGTCACGTCATCTGGAGTGGTATATTTTATTCCTTCTACTGATACGTTAAAACCGCCATCAGCCACTGGTGTTCCATTGGTGTCAACCAACGCAATAGAACCACCCTGTGTGTGCTGTATCTGCACTGCGCCATCGCTGGTCACTGAGGCTGTTGTATTTGCCACGTTGGCTGCCAAGAACGCTGTGACAAAATCTGTAGCAGTAGTGCCACCAAGTGTGGCAGTTACAGGTGCGGTCAAAGTGTTGCTGTTCTTTGCACTGGCAGAAATCGTAAACGTGTCTCCGGGAGTAAATGTTGGAGATGTGTCGTCACCAGTTATGATTGTAGAACCTGATTGTAAGCGTTCAAAAATCTTGAGAGTAAATGTGTCATCTTGGTTAACATCATACTGAGCATAGGTAATACCAGCAGTGATGTTACGACCACCACCTGCTGGATCAAGAGCTTTGTTTGCACTCTGATCGTTTTCATACACCGGACAGTTTTGCTGTACAAATAACCCAAGAGTTGCATTGAATTTCTTAACAACCAGGTCAGTGCCCTGATTGACGTTATTGGTTTTGTTCCATACTGAACCTGATGGATGTGGTTCTGGGCTAGATGATCTCCATTGTGGTACTGTAAAGTTTGGAGATGCTTGTAGTACAGGAGCATAATAAATGCGTGAAGTGATACCGACTGCTGCCAATAATCCACCAGCACCAGCAGTGATATCAAGAATACCATTGCCACTGTCAGTTGATCCGTCGTTGGTACCACGGCTATCAATATAAATCTCTAACTTACCACTAACATTTTTAGCACTGATACCCGAGTTGCTAGGCATAGCAGAGTTAATAGTTGTAGCCAGTTGGGTTACAGTTGTACCTGAAAAGTTAATCAGCACATCGTTGAGAAAGAATGTGCCAGCACTCAAAGTTGGATTGGTAGCTGTACCAATCACTGATGGCCATGAGTTCTTCCAATCATCGCTGCCTACCAATACCCAAGAGTTGGCAGCAACAGTAGGGTTGCTCACTGTGTTACCAGTACTCTTGTAATAGACTGGATTGTTGGCATTGGTTGCCACCACTGCATAATCACCAATATTGCCAATGGAATCTTTTGGTACTCCACTGTCAAGATCCGTGGTGCTGGTAATCACAATAGGAGTCTTGAGAGTAAACGCCGAAGTTGTATAGCTCCACTCAAAAATGCCCCAGGCAGAATCCAAAGTGTCTAACCAGTATGTTCCATTGTCTGGACTACCAGTTGGACGTGTCAAGCTGGCTGTGAGTTCGCTGAGGTCAATGTCTGCACGTTGTACATAGCAACGATTAGAAATACCCAAGGCTGAATAAGCGGCAAGCAACCCGTACTCATTGAGTTCGTACCCGTTGATTGGTGTACCAGCAGTAGTTTGGTAGAAGAATGGATTACCAAACGTATTAACCAAATCTCGCTGACTAGAGATTAAATAAACTTTGCCAGCATTGATTGCTGTGGTGCCGGCTGCAACGCCTACACCGCTACCACTGATCTTGTTCTGCGCTGTGGCGATCAAGATAAATGGTACTGAATTAGTTGGGGCTGGTAAGTAGTTACTTTCGTCAATGATTGTAACTTCTACGCCTGGGGAAACTAGTGCCATGTGTCTGTTCCTTTAATAAAAAGTGCTATTCATATTTAGCGGCAGGCACCAAAACCGCCGTCTAACCTTGCCCTTACGTAAGGTTTTGCGGTAAATAATCCTATGTCAAGACCACTATGCAAAGCCTGCGACAAGAGACCAGCGGCAATAAACTGTTACAAAGAGGATCGAGTTTATTATCGAAGCCGTTGTGATACTTGTATACGAAAGGGTCGCAAACAAAAACCAGCTGTGCCTAGATGGCAATCAGCTGGTTATAAGAAAAAAATGACCTGTGACCGATGTGGATTTAGAGCCAAAAGTGCCGCACAAATCTTAGTGTATCATGTGGATGGCAACCTCAACAACACTGAGCTACGCAATCTCAAAAGCATTTGTTTAAACTGCACAGTAGAAGTTACTCGAAGCGATTTGCCTTGGCGTCGTGGAGATCTCGAAGAAGATCGTTGACTTGTTGGTACAACTCGTCTAAACTTCCATTGTTGTCTAATACAGCATCAAAATCAGTGCCCACCCAAGCAGTTTCGCTGGCATGTATGTTAAATTTTTCTAGACGGTCTTTGCTCAAGGCCCAGGCTATGTGTTTTGGCCCTGCGTTTACAGCCACAGCATCGTCATACCACTCGGGCTCGGGTCCACGAACAACACGCAGTACAATACCGCCTTGATTGCGAATGGCTTTGATTTCATTGGGAAAACGACAGTCAGAAATTACCACATCATCAGAACTATTTCGTAGTTTGTTTTCCAAGCTGGCAATCCAAATGTCATCATGAAATCCTTTGCGACAAACTTCTGTGCCCCAGTACTGTAAGATCCAGCGTGGAGTTATTGCTTGGTTTAAGCGTTTGCTCCACCATTCATCTACTTGTTCGCGCCACTCACGAGCTTGTTTTGTGCGCCCTTCCAGCATGGTTCTGTCCCACCCAAACACAGAACTCACAGCATCTTTGAGTGTGTTAGCAAAACTTTCTCTGCGAAATTCATGAATGTTCACAAGATAGTCTGCTATGGTGTCTTTTCCTGAACCGATGAATCCACACACTCCAATGATCATACAAGTTCCTTTATTTTGAGCATTTGCAATGAGTCGTGCAGTAAATCAATCTGTCTGCGACAATCTTCCAGCGCATGATGGCTGGCAGGATATTTGTTTAATCCGGGACACAATCCATACACTGTACGAGCATCACGCACCACATAGTATTTCCAAGGTAGAGCAAGTCCATAGCTTTTGTAGGCATGTTCTAATATGTTCATGTCAAAGGTAGGTCCGTTGGCCCAGATGCGCTTGCTGTGCCATATCAACAGTCCCAGTTCATCTAGAGCTTGCCGGAGTGGAATACGACCTTGTTCGTTGAACGCTTCTTCTTTGGCAGCCGGTGGTTGTGTGGCCCACCAATCAATGGTACCTTGTTCAATGTTGCGGTCAGGTTGGCTATCTATGTCTACTCTTGCATAGTATTGCTGATTATGGTAACCACGAGAGAACGGATCAAAGGCCTGCGCGGCTATGGTCAAGATACAGGCTTCAGGGCCTGTGCCCACGGTTTCGATGTCAATCATTAAGTCCATGCTGTATTATAGCATGAGTTTAGATTGTTTCAAAGAGGAGATTTAACCTATAACAAAGGTCAAAGGTTGGGAACCGTCAATGTAGAGTTTGAGATCTTCAATTTTGAGATCCATTTGAGCCTGGGCTTCGGCTTTGAGTGCGGCACCGTTGAGTGTGGTTCCTCCCTGTGGACCTGCAATCTGAGCAAACTTTTCACGAGCTTCACCAATGATCATTTTGCAAGCCGCAACCATGTAGTCACGAATCCATTGATTGATTTGATAGTTGCTGAGTAATGCGATTTCTGGTTTGA